CATGAAGACGCGTAGGGGTATCTCGAAGGAGCCAGCCACCTTGATGTTCTGGCAACAGGCCATCGAGGATTGCATTGTGGACTATGTCCATAGGCATCCTGAGCTATCGAAGCATATAAACTTCGATGATCAGAGCCGTAATGCAAGGCTTGCTATCTCCGGGAGTCGGTCCGGTCGTTTTGCAACGATAGATTTATCGTCTGCAAGCGACACCGTGACTACCACGTTGGTGAAAGCTGTATTCGAAGGCACGCCGCTGTATCCCTTCCTCGTAGGTCTCCGGTCTCGGACCGTGAGGCTTCCGTCTGGAAAGGTACTGCGGGTAGAGAAATATGCTCCGATGGGGAGTGCTTTATGCTTCCCTGTCGAGACGCTTATCTTCTCTTGTGCTATCGAGTACGCCGTGCGTCGGGCACGTCGCCAGGGCTTGGGTTTCTACCCGTCCTGGCGCGTGTTCGGTGACGACATCATCGTCAGAACGCCTCTATTCGAAGAGGTCGTTATGGTCTTGGAAGGGTTGAACTTTAAGATCAACCATTCCAAGTCATTCTCCTCCTGCGCGCGATTCAGAGAATCATGCGGTGGGGAAGGATACGATGGTGTCGACGTTACTCCGATGAGAATCTCCCGCCGGTTTTATTCGGTGAGAGGTCGGATAACGTCTCGTCACGCCGAAATAACCACTGGACTCATGGATATGGCTAACCGATGCCATGCCTATGGGTTCTCGCTGACACGCGCATGGATTATTCGAGTCTTGCTCGATAATCCGATCGCTCCTCCTCTGTTCTCCGAGGATGGGCGAGGCGCTTTGTATTCTCCAATGCCTGATAATTATCGGGCCAAGCGGCGAGTCAATTATGACTGGCAGCGTGAGGAGATACAAGTGTTAGTGAGCAGGCCGGTCGTCCAGAACAGGACGACTGCGTCTGACTTGGAAGCTGCCCGGTATGTAGAAACGCTACGCCTATTACAATTCCGTAAGGGCGATGTGTTCTACCCGGAAGACAGTATCCAGGTCCAGTGCGGTACGCGACGTACGAAGCTGTCGAAGACCTGGGTGCCTAGCACCCGGTCCAGCTTCGCATGTCTAGGGCTGATAAAACCGCTTCAGCCTGAATAGCGCGTGGAGAAGGGACTGTCGCCCTTTTGACGACAGAGGGGGTCAGAGCTTCCCTGGCCTTCGGATGCCG